AGGGCAGAAAGCATGCAGAAAACTGTGCGCAAACCAGCTGACATTGTGCGGGCCATGCAGGCAGCAGGCAAACCGGCAGCTAGAAAGATCTACAAAGATCTAACCACCACAGAAACACAGTTTAACGGACGTGGAACTGAGAACCTGGTGGTACTAAAGGCCTGGTAAATATGGGATGAATAATCCTCACAGACCTGTGTTTAACAAAATAGAGGTCTACATAACTAACGTTTGCAATCTAACTTGTGAACAATGCAATCGATTTAACAATTTTGATTTCAAAGGTTGGCAACGCTGGAGTGATCATGCTGCTGAGTACCAACAATGGGCCAAGCTGATTGATCTAAAAGCAATCACAATACTAGGTGGCGAGCCCTTGTTGAATCCGGACATTGTGCCCTGGATCCATGGACTCAATGATGCGTTTGGAATTGCTGTGCAAATTTTGACCAATGGCACCCGCCTGAATCAAGTCAAAGGCCTATATGATGCCATTGCCCATGCCCGCCCCAGAAATGGCATAAGGAACAGTATTGCCATAAGCCTGCACAATCTAGATGATCTAGAGATGCTGCAACAAAACATTCATGAGTTCCTGAGCGGTACAGTTCTACAAAATATGCATCGACCTGAATTATGGGGTGCAGATTATCAGTACTCTGATCACAATGGTGTGTTTATAAATGTATACTATCAAAACAAATTTGATACATCAACGGTACAAACATCCGCATCAGGACGTTACACCTTGTTTGATAACGATCCGGTGTTGGCACATGATAGCTGTACGTTTGTAAAGTTTAAATCCTATCATTTTATACGAGGGAAATTGTACAAGTGCGGTCCCGCCGCTCTGCTACCTGAGTTTGATCAACAACATCCCCTGGACATAAGTGATCAGGATCGACTACTGCTGAATTCTTACCGGCCTTTGTCAGTGGACAATTTTAGTGAATATCATGAAGAATTCCTAGCAAATCTAGACAACCCAATTGCACAGTGCAAGTTCTGTCCGGTAATCAAGAAAACCTTTGCAATCTCTCCTGTACGCAAAGGCACAATCAAATAAATACTCCATTGGAGTTCCTTATGTCAGAAAATACCCTGCCCGAGCTAAAACAAAATCTAATAGATTATTGCAAACTGATGCTGGGCGATCAGATCATTGATCTTGAGCTGGACCCGGCTCACTACGAAGCAGCATATCAACGCACCATTGGCGTGTATCGTCAACGAGCCAACTATGCCTATGAAGAAGCGTACATTTTCATGGAACTGATTCGGGACATGAACATCTACACCTTGCCGCAAGAAGTGGTGAGTGTGCGTCAGATATTTCGTCGAACATTTGGTGATTCCAGCGGACCGTTTGCATCAAACTTTGATCCGTTTTCGCAGGCCAGTATGAATGTGTACTTGATGAACTTCAATGTCAGTGGCGGCCTGGCCACCTATGACTTTTACACACAGTATGTGGAGCTGGCCGCACGTATGTTTGGTGGCTACATGAATTACACCTGGAACCCAGTGACCAAAAAAATACAACTGGTTAGAGATCCCAAAGGCTCTGGTGAGAATGTGCTGATATGGGTATACCAACTCAAGCCCGAAGTGAACCTGCTGCAAGACTATCAAATCCAACAATGGATCAAAGACTACATGACTGCTGTTTGCAAAATGATCATTGGTGAAGCCCGTGAAAAATTCTCAACAATTGCCGGACCACAAGGTGGCGGCAGCTTGAACGGCGCAGCAATGAAATCTGAAGCGCAACTGCAAATGGATGCCAAGATACTGGAATTGACCAACTACGTAGATGGTTCACAGCCAATTACCTGGGTTATTGGCTAACTGATCTCTTGCTGCATACTGTGCTCTGTGTTATACTGAGCACATGGCAGATTTAATGATCGACATTGAAGGACTAGGAACAGGTCCCGACACAACTATTTTGACTATTGCAGCTCAGAGTTTTGATCCGCTGGGCACAGGCTATCACGAACGGCATTACTATGCCAGGATTGATCTGGAAAGTCAAGAAGCCCGCAGCATTCAACAAGATACCATAGACTGGTGGGCCACCCAACCAGCAGCAGCCCGGGACGAAGCATTCAACGAACAAGATCGTATCCCTCTGGACCAGGCCTTGGATGAACTGGCCAAATTTATCTGGCAAAGCCGATTGATCTGGGCCAATGGTCCCACCTATGACATGAACATAATTGAACATGCCTACAAGAGCTACAACAAGCCCATTCCGTGGCAGTTTTACGTGGTTCGCGACAGTCGCACCATATATAGTTTGTGGCCTGAGCTGCCCCGCCCTGCTACTAGTCATCATGCACTAGAGGATTGTCGCCGCCAAATCGACATGCTGCAAGCCACACTAAAACATCTGGACGTAAAGGAACTAAAATGATCATAGGAGTTGTGGGATTTATTTCAAGTGGCAAAGACACCATTGCAGATTATCTTGTTAACATACATCAATTCCGTAGAGAAAGTTTTGCCAACACACTCAAGGACGCTGTGAGCCATGTGTTTGGATGGAACCGAGAACTGCTGGAAGGCCGTACCAAACAAGCCCGTGAATGGCGCGAACAAGTGGATCCTTGGTGGGCAGAACGTTTGAAAATGCCCAGGCTAACTCCACGCTGGGTGCTGCAATACTGGGGCACAGAAGTTTGTAGACAAGGCTTTCACGATGATATCTGGATTGCCAGCTTGGAAAACAAACTGCGTAACTCCACAGACGATATTGTGATCAGTGATTGCCGGTTTCCCAACGAAATCAAGTCAATCAAGGCAGCAGGCGGCATTGTGGTGCGAGTCACACGTGGCCCCGAACCTGTGTGGTATGATGCAGCAGTCAGCGTAAATCACGGACCCGACGGCAACTCTAACTGGAGCATCAGCAAAGGCAAGCTGGAACGCAGTAAAATTCATGCCAGCGAATATGCCTGGGCAGGCACCAAGTTTGATGCTGTGCTGGACAACAATTCCACACTAGATCACCTGTATGAGCAGGTCACACGTCTGGTTCAAGATCACCTGGACGCCAAATAGAATCCGTGCGCCGTAGATCCGCAGCACAATTCAAACAAACAGTTTTCAAGTTACGAAGTTCAGTATTGTTGAGATTACCATCAGCATGCAGTACCAATAATTGACTTGAGTGTTTGGCCTTAAACCCGCATTTGTCACATGCGGGTTTTTTCTTGTAGCCTGCTGTTTCCCAACGTGGCTTTCTGCTTTTGATTCCTCTTTGTTTTCTAGCACAGGTCTCACATCTTGTTCGATAGTGGGCTGCACCGTCACGATAATAGTTGACAGCACAAGGTCGTTGATCGCATGCTTTGCATATGGGTCTTTGCATTGGATATTTATACTGAACCTTTGCCAAAGGTTGCTGTAGATGCCACTTTTTTGAATATACCTATAAATATCAGTATGCGATTGCATGGGTACATCGGGTATCCGCAAGCAAATAGATGATAAAATTTTAGGAGAATAACAATGGCCCTAGTTAGCCCCGGCGTAGAAGTAACAGTTATTGACGAAAGTCAGTATATCCCATCAGCGGTGAACACAGTTCCATACTTTGTGATTGCCACAGCACAGAACAAAGTATCCAGTGACGGCATCACTGTGGCAGCAGGTACCCTTGCTGCCAATGCCAACAAAACATATCTAATTACTAGTCAGCGTGACCTGGCTGCCACATTTGGTGTACCGTTCTTCTACAACACCACAACAGGCACTCCAATCAATGGCTACGAACTCAACGAATATGGCTTGCTTGCAGCTTACTCGTCTCTGGGTGTTACCAACCGTGCGTATATTCAACGTGCTGATGTTGATTTGACAGCTCTCACAGCCAGCTTGACTCGCCCCACAGGCGACCCGGCCAATGGCACATACTGGCTAGATGCTGGTATCAGTACCTGGGGCATCTTTGAGTGGAATCAAGCCACAGCAACCTTTACCAATCAGATTCCTGCAGTGATCACCGATGTTACTGAGGTAGTAGGCGGCAACGGCACAGATCCCATTGCTGACAATACTCCAGTGGCATCATACGGCAGCATTGGCGATTATGCAATCACAGCAATTGATCAGTATGTGTTTGGTTACTACAAAACCTACCAAAACGTCTGGGTGCAGGTTGGCAGCGATGACTGGAAAACTGCATGGCCTACACTGGTAGGTGCTAACGCTCCTACCAGCCTGACAGTTGGTGCAAACATGTATGTCAATGACATCTTGGTCACTGTTGACGCTACCAACACCGTGCAGGGACTTGCAGCAGTGATCAATGCCAATGCAGGCCTAACCGCCATTGGTGTTACGGCACGTGCAGTGTCAAACCAGTTGTACCTGTATGCCAATTCTCTTTCGTCAAACGACGGCTCAACTCTCAGCAATAATGGTCTAATCACTGTGGATGCAGGTCCTACCAGCGGTGCAGCATTGTTGACCGCCCTGGGAATTGTCACTGGTGAATATGCAGCCCCTGACTACTTTCCAGGATACAGTTACGAACAACCGCGTTGGAGAACCACTGATACCGATGGCGGCCGTCCCACAGGATCTGTATGGCAAAATATCAGCAGTGCCAACAATGGCATGAACTTGAGTGTTAAATCATACAGCACCGCACTGGCCACATTTGTATCACAAAATTGCCCAGTGTATTCTGGTGACAGACTTGCTATCTATGCACTTGATCCATCAGGCGGCGGAAGAAATATTCCAGTTGGCACTACTTATGCAGTGTATGATTCAAGCTTCTACAGTACTACACCACTCAACACATTTGCTTTCCTCCTGCTTGAAAGATATGCAGTTGGTGCGCTGGAAGTTACAGGAACCACTACGCCCACAGGAACAGCATTTGTAGTGGGCAATAGCTTTACTATTGTAGCAACTGAAGCCGGTACAACGACTACCAATACTGGCACGGTCACAATTGGCGGCACAGGAACTGTGGCTGACTTTATTGCAGCAGTTTCAGCAGCTGACATTCCTTTTGTGTCAGCCAGTGTCAACACTGCTGGAAACATTGTGTTTACACACAGCCAAGGTGGCCTAATCAACACAGCCGTGGGCACTGGAACACCGCTGACCACAGCAGGATTCTCTTTGAGCACTCCCAAAGTACGACAAAGAAATGCTGCGATCGCTACAGGACTTACTTTAAGTAACTTTGTGACCACACCACTGTTCACATATACCACCAGCGACACTGCACCTGATCAGGATCCTGTAACTGGACGTCTCTGGTACTACAGCTCAGTAAGTGATGCCGATATCCTGATTCAGGACAATGGAATCTGGCAAGGTTATCAAAACGTAACCAATGATGTTCGTGGTTATGACTTGACATTGTGCAATGCAGCCGGACCAATCATAAGTGCGTCGGCTCCTGTCACACAAACAGACACAGCAGAATCACCACTAGCCTACGGTGACTTGTGGATTGACACTAGCGATCTTGAAAACTATCCCAAGTTGTATCGTTGGGAATCAGTCAGCGGAACTGACCAGTGGGTAGAAATTGACACCACTGACCAGGTATCACAAAGCGGTATCTTGTTTGCCGATGCTCGTTGGGCACCAAACGGAACCACAGATTGTGTAGCGGACCCGTTCCCAAGCATTGTGAGCCTGTTGACTAGCAACTATCTTGATGTTGATGCTCCAGATCCTGCCTTGTATCCACAAGGCATGTTGTTGTTCAACACACGCCGTTCTGGTTACAATGTCAAGAGTTTCCAGGCCAACTACTTCAATACCACATCTACTGCGTTTGCAATTGATGCGTACTCTGCTACCACAGCATACTTGTACAATGATTTTGTAAACTACGACAACGCTGTGTATGTGTGTGTTGTAAATACCACTGCTGGTACAGCACCAACCAATGGCACATACTGGGATCTGTTGAATACCAACACATGGCTCACAGCTAGTGGCAACAAAACTAATGGCAGCATGTGGTCAGGACGTCTGGCACAACGCCAGTTGATTGTGGAAGCACTCAAGGCCGGCATTGACACTAGCACAGCAGCACGTGAAGAACAAAATCAATTCAACTTGATTGCAACACCTGCGTATCCTGAACTGACACCCAACATGATTGCACTCAGCAACGAGCGCAACAACACCTTGTTTGTGGTTGGCG